GACGATTGGCAGGAGCGCTGGTCGTTCCTAACGGACATCATCGACACGGTCTCGGGCAAGGAGCAGCGCATCTCACTGCGGCGCAACCCGCGACAGGAGATGCTCGTCAACTACCTGCTCGACGCAGAGGAGCGACAGCGCATGATCGCGACGCTCTTCGGCTGGCAGACGAAGCTCTTCGCAGTGCCGATCTACGCGCATACGCTCAGGTCGACGGCCTCAATCTCGATCGGCGCGACGACGGTTCAGGTCGGCACGACGACCAACTTCGACTTCCGCGTAGGCGGCCTCGCGGTCATCATGGAGAGCGCGACGAAGTTCGACGTCCTCGTGCTCGATGCGGTCGCGGCAAATCAGCTCACCTTCTCAACGAGCCCGACGCTCAACGCGTACAGCTCGAACGCGAAGGTCGTTCCTGTCCGACTCGCTTACATCGCGAACGTGGTGCGCGGATCACGCCACAAGACGAAGCTCGAGAACTTCCGCATCTCATACGTCGTGCTCGACAACGACACAGGCGTTCCGACCGAGGACACGACCGGCTGGAGCACGTTCGGCGGCAAGGTGCTCCTGGATGACCGTAACGTGATGGACTCGGACGAGATGCCTGAAGAGTTCAGCCAGCTTGTTACGTTCATCGACAACGACACCGGCACGATCTCGACCAGCTCCCGCTGGACGCGTCATAAGCGCGGCAGTACGAAGGGCTTCGTTTGTCACTCACGGGCGGAGATCCTCAAGCTCAGGCGGCTGCTCCTGGCTCTTCGCGGCCGGCAGAAGTCCTTCTGGATTCCGAGCTTCGCTGAGGATATGACGGTCGTCGCGAATCTCGCGATCACCTCGTTCACCATGGACATCTCCCACATCGGCTACACGCGCTTTGTTGTGGGTGGGGTGTCGCCTCGCGATACTATAAGAGTGACGTTCACGGACGGAACCAAGCTGATCCGTGGCGTCGACAGCTCAGTGGAGGTCAGCTCGACAGTGGAGCGCCTGACGCTCGATGCGCAGTGGCCAGCGAATCGAAACGTCTCTGAGATCGTTCGCGTCGAGTACCTGGAGCTGTCGCGGTTCGACACCGACTCGTTCACGTTCCAGTACAAGAAAGTCAACACAGCCCTGGTTGTTGCCCCCGTGGTTTCGGTATTTGACTAATGACGAGCTTCGACATCTTTGAGAGTTCAGTCGAAAGCTCGAGACCTATCGAGATCTACACGATCGCGATCGGGATCAACACGTACCGGTTCACCAGCCACTCGTCCGACATCACGATCGGCGCGAGTACCTGGGAAGCGATCCCGCTCCAGCGCTCATCGGTGGGACAGGGAGCAGAAGAGAGACGACGTACCGTGACGATCACGATGCCGTCGGACAACTCGTTCGTTCAGCAGTACTTGAACATCGTGCCTGGGCAACGTGCAACGGTGAGCATCATCAGGCTGCAGCGCGACGAGGTGCCGACCTTCGCGACACAGGCGCTCATCTTCAAGGGACTGATCGCCTCCGCGCAGTTCACAAACGACGGCAACGAGGTGGACCTGATCCTGCGATCGATCGAAGCAGCCGCGAGCCGCTCGATTCCGCGGTTTACGTTCATGGGGCTGTGCAACCACGTCCTCTTCGATAACTTCTGCAAGGTCAACCCAGGCCTGTTCTCGCATGTTGGCGAAGCGACGGCCGTCAGCGGCAACATCCTCACAGTCACGGGCGCGAACAGCCAAGCCGATGGCTACTGGACGGGTGGTTGGTGCAAGCCAAATGCACAGAACGACTTCCGCCTGATTCTCGCTCACACAGGTAACAACCTAACGCTGCTTCTGCCGTTCTCCATGAACGTGCTCGCGGCCGACATCCAGGTCTTCGCTGGATGCAACCACGTGATGACCGGCGACTGCGCGACGAAGTTCGATAACGTGATCGAGTTCGGCGGCTTCCCATTCGTTCCCACGAAGAACATCTTCGCCACAGGCCTCGACTGATGAAGTATCTCCTCGGTCTCTTGTTCGCTGTGGCCTCGGCGGTGCCTTACTTCGCTCCGCCGGCCGGCGACGGCCCACAGCTCGCGTTCATCGACACGCTGATCCTCTTCGTCGTCGTGCTCGTGGCAAGCGAGCTGCTGCGACCGAAGCCGCACTTCGAGGACGCGCGGCCGGCCGGCCTGGGTGACTTCAAGTTCCCGACGGCAACCGAAGGACGCGTTGTTCCGATCATCTGGGGGCGTGTCATGCTGGAGGCGATGAACGTCGTCTGGTACGGTGCGCTCGAACAGGAGGCCGTGCGCGAGACGGTGAAGACGGGCCTCTGGGACAAGACGTCCTTTATCAAGACGTTCCGCTACCACGTCGGTGTCCAGGGCGCTCTCTGCCGCGGCCCGATCAACGCAATCAAGAAGGTTCTCATCGGCGACACGGTCGTCGCGGATGGCACGTTCACCACGACCATCGACATCGACAAGCCCGACCTCTTCGGCGGCGATGACCTCGGCTCGGGTGGCGTGCAGATGACGCTCGACATCTTCCCTGGCACGTCTACGCAGGCGGTGAGCACCTATCTCGCTCGATATCAGGACGCGGGCGCGGGTACGAATCGGACGCCTCGATACACGGGAACCTGCCACGTCGTGGCACGCGAGCTGACGCCAGCGACCGCGGCGAACGGGCGCGGCGCTTACGTCGGCAACTCTACGACCATCAAGCCTTGGAAGTTCGAGGTCGAGCGCTATCCTGGCATCTTCTCTGGGCAGAGCGGCGGCCACGAGGTCATCAACAGCACCGACTGTAACCCGATCAACGTCCTGTACGAGATCCTGACGAATACCGAGTGGGGCTTCGGCTTCCCGGCTGCAGACATCGACGTCGGATTCACCGGGAGTTGGAAGGCGGCGAGCGACACGTGCATCGCTGAGGGCCTGGGCTTCGCGATGGTCCTCGATCGGCCGATTGAGGCGACCGAGCTGATTCGCGAAGTGGAGCGCCACATCGATGGCATCCTCTTCCTTGATCACCGTATCGGCAAGTGGAAGATCAAGCTCGCGCGAGCTGACTACACGATCGGCTCCGTGCCACAGTTCACAGTGGACACCGTGAAAGAGGTCCGTGACTTCACGCGTGGAACCTGGGAAGAGACGATCAACCAGATAACGGTCAAGTTCAACCACCGCGACGATCTCTACAAAGAGAGCTACGCACTGGCGCAGGACAGCGCGAACTTCATCATTCAGGGCGGCGGCACGATCACGACGGGACAGTCGGTCGTTGGCCCAGTCGTCTATCCGGGCGTCAAGAACAAGGACACCGCGAACCTCATCGCGTGGCGCGACCTGCGCTCTAAGAGCTTCCCGCTGTCACGTGCGACGTTCGTTGTCACGCGTGAGTTTTGGGACCTGACGGTCGGCTCGGTCATCGCCTGGACCGACACGAAGTACGGCTTCAATCAGCTCGCGATGCGCGTCATCAAGATCGACTTCGGTCGACTGCAGCAGAACGAAATGATCGTGACGTGCGTCCAGGACATCTTCCAGTTCCTGGCTCCAAGCTACGGCGCTCCGCCGCAGACCGGCTGGACCACGCCGTCGGCCTCGCTCGTCGCTTACCCGTCGGCGCAGCAGCTCGCCTACGAGGCACCGCGAGCCATCGTCGTTCGCGATCCGTTCTTTGAGGGCTCGATCACCGGCTCGAAAGTTCACTGCGCGGCGCGTCGTCAGGGCCTGGAGTCCTCGTTCACGATCAACCAACGCAACGCGGCCGGCGCGACCTCCGGCAGCTACGCTGAGGCCGGCGAGATTCCGACGTTCATGCTTATCGGTAAGCTCTCGGCGACCATGAGCAACGCTCAGGCGAACCCGCTCGCGTCGCTGACGGTGCTTGCAGACCCGGACTCGGCCGCAAGGCTCGAGGCTGTCTTCAATGACGCGGCCTCTCTCGTCGACATCGGCACGAATCTGCTCCACCTCGTGCTGATTGAGGACGAGTTCTTCCTGGTCGACTCGGCCTCGATCTCGGGCTCAGATGTCCTACTGAGCGGCGTCTACCGCGGCGTGCTCGACACGGCGCAGCGTAGCCACGCGTCGAATACGCCCGTCTACCTCGTATTCGCTGGCTCGGGTCTCGCGGACTACACGTTCCCGAACACGAACAACGTCGACATCCAGCTCCGCGCGAAGTACCTCACTGGCAACATCTTCGCTGGCTCAGTGACGACGGTCTCGATGACCATGGCGAAGCGAGCCCTCCGGCCCTACACGCCTGGGGCTATCCGATTCAACGGCTCGGGTACTACCTTCACGACTCCGAGCTTGGAAGGCGCAGGCTCCGGCTTGAACGGCTTCCGAATCGACGTCGACTGGTGGCGTCGCGACTACAGGGCACTCGATGAGATCGCGGCCGTTCTCGCCGACATGACGAGCACCGACGCGTCGACCGAGTACCAGCTCGAAGTCAGAGCTGCGCCGAGCGGCGCGAATACGCTC